ATGAATATAGAAACACTTGCCATTCAAAGTACCCAATTTCACGATGCCAATGCCAGTGCAGTAGTACCGCCGATTTATCTATCAACTACTTTTGAAAGAGAAGCAGACGGCAGTATGCCGCACGGACATATTTATACCAGAGCCAGCAACCCCAATCGCAATTCCTTGGAAAAAGCCTACGCAGCTTTGGAGGGAGGAGCCGTTGGGATGGCATTTGCCTCGGGACAGGCGGCTGCGAGCACTATTTTTCAATGTTTAAAACCTGGCGACCACGTAATTATCCCCGACGACGCCTACTACGGTACTCCCGCGTTGCTAGAAGATGTGATGCGTATATGGGGGTTAGAATATTCCAAAGTCGATATGGGGGATGTAGAAGCCGTAGCCCGTAGTTTTAAGCCCAATACCAAACTTGTATGGATAGAAACACCTTCAAATCCACAACTTAAAATTGCGGATATCGGGGCGATCGCCGACTTAGCGCGTCATAATGGCGCTTACTCTGTGTGCGACAATACTTGGGCAACGCCTATTTTACAGCGTCCGCTTGATTTGGGTTGTGATGTATCAATGCACTCTGCTACCAAGTATTTTGGAGGACACAGTGATTTGCTGAGTGGAGCTTTGATTTTCAAAGAAAATAGCCCCTTGGCCGAAAAAGCTCGGCAAATTCAGGCACTAGGAGGGGCTGTGCCGTCGCCTTTTGATTGTTGGTTGATTTTGCGGGGTATTAAAACCTTGCCTTTGCGCGTGCGTCAGCAGTCGGCCAATGCCACTCAGTTGGCTCATTTTCTAAGTACTCATGCTGGTTTGGAAGCCGTGCATTACCCCACATTAGAGAGTCATTTGGGCTATGAAGTTGCCCAGAAACAAATGCTTTCGGGTGGTGGTATGCTATCAATCCAAGTCAAAGGAGGGGCAGAAGAAGCATTGAGAGTTAAGAGCAAAGTGAAAGTGTTTGTACGGGCTACTAGCTTAGGAGGGGTAGAGAGTTTGATAGAGCATCGTGCTACGGCAGAAGGCGCGCATTCGGTCAGTCCTAAGAATTTGTTGCGTATTTCGGTAGGACTAGAGCACATCGATGATTTGATAGCAGATTTGGCGCAAGCACTTTCATAAGGGCAAGTCTTTGATTATCAAAATATTGGTTTCAAAGCGGTATTTTTCAGAAATTTTATCTTAATTTTTTTTGAAAAATTTTACTCAAAACGCTTGACAAACGATTTAAAACATCTACCTTTGCAGTCCCAAAGCAACGAGCTCTGGGACAAAAATTAGAGAGATGGCAGAGTGGTCGAATGCGGCGGTCTTGAAAACCGTTGACTGTAACAGGTCCGGGGGTTCGAATCCCTCTCTCTCTGCTGAAAGCTTTTGACTATGAGGCCACCGCTTATATAAGGCGGTGGTTTTCTGCATTTTAGGGGGTTGATTCTCAGTTTTTCACTTCACAGTTACGTTTACAATTACGTCGGGGCGTCGCAGTTACGTCATTTTTTTGGCTTCTTTTTTGTGATATTTTTTTGAGTGGTGTGGCCCAAAGCACACACACACTTATGTTCAATTTTAAGCAAATGTTTGTTTTGTTTTGGTTTCGGAAAAGTGACTCGAAGGCCGAAAAACTAAAAAGAGAAGAAAATCCAAATTATGACACTTTGGGAGGTCTATGCTGCCGAATAACGATAGCCACGCAAGTAGAGGAAATAGGAAGCGTACATATCAATATTAAGAGGTCGGCATGGGACGAAAAAACTCAGCGAGTGATAGGGAATGACTCTAACGCTCGCCGTTATAACAGAACTCTCAATGACATAAAAAATAAGCTAGAGCGTATCTATGAACTCCTACAGATAGAACATGGTGATGAAGTCACTCCCAAAATGGTGAAGGACTTGTTTACGGGTAAGAAGTTTTTTAGGTACACTTTTGAGCAACTCATTGAGGAATATTTTAAAGACAGAAAAGAGGAGAAGGAGGCGGGGCTAGTCAGCCAAGAAACGCTTGATGTGCACCAAAATTATTCCAAAAATTTTAAAGAATACTTAGTACTGAAAGGATTAAAGACACTGGCACCGAGTCATTTTGAAGAAGACCATTTAGATGGATTTAAGATTTTTTTGATGTCTAAACCAAAGAGTTTTGTGTATGGGCATACTCGAAAACACCTGAGTTGGGTTAAGCAGCTATTGAAACACTCACTTCGAAAGAAAAGAATAAAATCAAATCCTTTAGAAGGGGTGATAGTGAAAAGTGAACCAGATGACCCTGATACTACTCATTTGACCATATCCCAATTAGAAAGGGTAGTGGCTTTTGATTTTATGAAGCTCTATGCTCAAGGGTACATTGCCCAGGAGACTGCAATCCGCCTGGACCGAGAACGCGATGCTTTTGTTTTCTCGGCTTTTACGGGGATGCACCATTGCGATTATACCAAGCGCAAGTATTGGTTGGAAACCTACAAAGGGGCGACGTTTTTGAAAGGAAAGCGAAAAAAAACACAGAAGGTATTTAGTCTGAAGCTGCTTGAGCCAGCGGTAGCTATCCTCCAAAAATATGGTGGGCAGATTGAAAATCTTCCAGTGAAATCTAACCAAAAACGCAACACTACACTGAAGGAGCTGGCCACGATGTGCAAAGTGCCTCTGGTTTTGAGTACGAAAATCGCAAGAAAAACATTTGCTAACATGGCACTGAATGTGCTGATGTTGGACGAAGGTGATGTGGCGGCTTGTTTGGGTTTAACGACCACCCGCAGCCTAAAACATTACGTAAAAATTAAAGAGGAGCGAATAGCGCGTAAAATGACATCGTGGAATGATGTATTGCGTATAGATGCAGCCTAAAATTAGTTAAATAAATGTTAAACTGGCCATGCCACTAAACTTTATTCTATGAAAAAAATGAGTTAAATCGGAGTGTATGATTATCAAAAAATCTTCTTTTTTTATTGAAAAATACTTGCCGAAAGACTTGCTTGTCGAGACAACAAGTGCGTTGTTTGTTCTATCAAAATAAACGCATAACACACAGATAATCAAATGAATACGCAAGAGATTTTAAGCCAAAGCTGGACTAAAACCCGCAAAATTCAAGAGCTAATTTTAATCGGACTTACACGCACCCAAATCGCGCAATTAGTCACCAACGGCAACTACGGATTTGTGCAGAACGTGTACGCTAAAATGAAGGCTGAAGGAAAACTTAACCAAGTAGCCATCGAAAATTTTAACCATAGCCCCTTCAATAAAAAATTTGGTATCGAAATCGAAGCCTATAACGTAGAGATGCACGTTTTAGCTAATAGCCTACAAAACGCAGGAATCAGATGCTTTGTGGATGGCTACAACCACCACACAAGAAGCTACTGGAAAATCATTTCGGACAGCAGCATCAGCGGAGTAAACGCTTTTGAACTCGTAAGTCCGGTGCTGGAAGGCGAAGCAGGGTTGGAAGAAGTAAATAAGGTATGTGAAGTGCTTAAAAATTTGAACGCCTATATCAATAAAAGCTGCGGATTTCATGTGCATTTTGACGCTCAAAATTTTGACCTCCGCCAATGGAAAAACATTTATAAAAACTACGCAGGATTTGAAAACCAAATCGACGAGCTGATGCCACAAAGCCGACGCGGAAACACCAACTACTACTGCCGCAGCTTAAATAGCATCAGAAACCTAAACGCTAAAATCGACCTAGTAAGCTCGCTAAACCAAATGCCTGAGGTATTTAACAACAGCAGATATTTTAAAATTAACCCCACCTCATACAGTCGCCATAACACCATCGAATTTCGCCAACACAGCGGAACGATTGAATACTCGAAAATCTCAAACTGGCTCGTATTTTTGCATAACTTGGTTGATTATTCAAAAAACCACCTCGCAACCGACCACAGCTGGGACACGCTCAAAAGCATTAATCAAGCCGAGGTAATTACTTTTTACCATAACCGTAAACAAGAGTTAGCCGCATGAAATTTATAACTGAAGACGGGGAGGCCATCGAAGGAGCCTCCCCCCAACAAATAGTGGAGGCACTGCGTGATGGCAGTCGCTTTGGTTCGGAGGAGGGACTCGAAGAATACATGGAGGGATTTGCCTATCGAATCAAAATTTGGAACGGCGCCGTGGTGCGTGTTGATACCATTGAAAATTTTATCGCCGACCTCGAAGCCTGTAAATATTGGCGGCGAGTTGAGTAAGACATGTATATTATGCGTTTATAATTCGGAATCCCCCAGCCGCTTGGTTGGGGGATTTTTTTTCTAGTTATTTTTCACACTAAGTGGATGACTTCTAGGTCCCAAAAAAAACTTTAACTTATTGTTAGATTTTTGTTAAACTTTTCTTAGACTTTTCTTGCTTTTTGGTTTTATATTACCTAGGTTTGTGGCATTGAATTATAGTTACACATATCTGAAACGTTGAGGTAATCTCAACACAACTTGAAAAAAAATGAATCAAATTAAACAAAGAGTTGCTTACGTCCAGGATGGAAGCAGCAGAAAAAAAACAATTAAAAAGACATGGCTAATTCGCTTAAAACCAACGAGTTTGGAGATGTGCTCGTAAACTTAAAATCTCATTTAGTGGCTCGAAAAGATACCAAAGGGCTAAAATTGTTAAAAGATTTAGAAGATGACCTCAGGAGATTAGACATATCTTCTGACAGAAGTAGAAGTAAGCAAAAATTATGGAAAAGAATTTACGAAATTATTAAAAATCTTCACTTTTTACACACAGTGCTAGAAAAGATTACGGACCAAGATATAACAGATTTATTAGAATAGGGAATATAATTTTTCAACAAATAAAACATACTATGTTAAGTTCAGTGGGTCATTCGATAGCTAAATATCGAAAGAAAACTGGCTTGAGTCAAAAGGAATTGGCAGAAAGGCTTGGCATTACTCCTACCTATATGTCTCTAATTGAGAAGGGTAAGAAGTGGCCAAGCCACATCCTACTAAAAAAAGTTTGTTCTGAATTGAATATTGAAGAACATGACCTCTATAAGGACCTTTTTTTAGAAAGTTTGGGAAACAAAAAATTAAGTGAACCACAGAAAGAAATAGTTCATTTACTTCGAATATTGATTGATAAAGTTGCCCAAATTAAGTAATTGTCACTAGCCTATCTTCTCAGCTTTAGAAGTAAATCCTGACAGATTCAGGTTTTCTATTTTTATGTCCTTTCGCTAGCGGGGTGAGTAGCTCATCTTTGTCCTAAAAAAATATGAAACGGGACATCGCTAAGCTACTACTACCTATCTGCGCCGTCATCACGGCCATTACAGCCTTGCTGGCTTTTGGGTGCATTGCCCTCGAACTTTACTACGCTTTTTCCAAATGAAGCGCGTTTGGAACTTCGTAAGGAACTGGCTCCTCTCGGCCACTCCTTCGACCGCCCCAAGTACTTCCAACCGCCTGACGCCTGTTTTGATAGCAGGGGGTTTGGGGATCGTATTGGGCATTTTCCTCGGTCGCCAACTCAACCCTAGCCTTCCAGCGGCTACCGCACCGCCTTACGTAGTATCATCAGATTCTACGCTTCAGCTACAGCTACGCCAACTCCAAATCGAACTCCACCAAACCCATGAAACCATCATCGACCTTCGCGAGCAAATGGCGCTGGATAGCGTGCGCCGTATGTCTGAGCTGGAAGCTATGCGCACAATCAACGAGCGGTACCAAAAGCGATAGCATCCGAGCGGAGTACCAGCGCAATGCCAATCGGATACTGGAGGACTTACGGCGGGCTGATTTTTTGGCCGAGCGACTAGAGACCCAAAAACGCCAAATGGCCGATTGGCTGGAGCAGCTCAACACCGAAACTCAGAAACGTCAGAAGTGTGAACAACAGCTGCCTGTATTGGTGGCGGCGGTGCATGCTGCCCAAGAACAACAACGCCAAACCCGCCAAAAACTCCTGCGGCGTAACTTAGAAGTGTGGGCGTGGCGCATAGGCGCGGCGGCCGTGCTGTGGTGGAAGCTCAAGCCCTAAAATTCCGTCCTTTTTTGGGGGATGATTTTGAGGGAGTTTTGCTCAAAATATCCTGAAGATGAAACCTGAATTTTTGAGTAACCATACTGCCATGAAGATCCTGAAAAATGAAGGGGACTATACCCCCGAAGAACTGGAGCAACAAGCATCTGAGCTGGCTGAGCGTGCTCGTGAAGCGCGTGAACGAAAAGCCCGCGAACGCCAAGCCCAACTGGAGCGCGACCGTGCCATTGACATGGATACGCTGGCTACCACCAAAGACCGACTCAAAGAACTGGATGCGGTCATGAATGTAGCGGGCAAACTCAGCCTTGAAGAAGCCAAGCAGTTGGCGCGTGAGCGTCAAAACCTGCTAGATGGTATCCGCGAAATCGAGACCAAGTATGATTTAGGTCAGGAACCGGCACCCGTACCCGAGCGTGACCTACAGCCCACGGCCAATGCCGCTTGGGTCACCACCCTCAAGATAGTGGCCTTGCTGCTTTTGTGTTGGGGCATTGTGCTGTATTCGGGCGATTGGATACTGGGCAAATACCCCCAAGCGGCTGTTTACAATGAAGTGAGTTTCCAAAAAATTCTCTTTGGTTTTTCGGTTTTTATTGGCGGATTTGTGAGCGTGATTATCGCGCTCAATGTGTTCTTTCCGGGTTTTGGCCGCTACTTCAACCCCTTCAACCACTCCGAATTAGATTTTTACGAGGACTTTAAAGAACTAACCCAATGGCAACGAAATTTAATCGCCTTGGCCTTGTTTGGCTTTTTATTGGTGTGCTTTGTACTGGTAGCCGCGGGCAAACTGGACTAGTGGCCGCCGATTCTCTACGGGAAAAGATTTGGCACACTGCCCTTGGGGAAGTAGGCCTGCGGGAGCCGCGTGGCCGCAACGACCACCCTCGTATCCTGGACTATCACCGAGCGGTGAGTACATGGCTCTACAAGCATCGTCCGGTGGCGCCCTATTGCGCGAGTTTTGTGTGGTACTGCTACAGTAAAGCGGGTGTAAAACCCAAAATCGCCAATCCAGCGCGGGCGCGGGAATGGTTTTTGGTATCGAAGCAAACGGTACTGACGCAGCAAAGCTTACGGGGCAACCGTCGAATGCTGAAGCTGCCGAAAAAGGGGGATGTCATCGGCTACATTTTTTACGGAGGGGCGATTTCGCACGTGGAGATTTTGGAGCGTATCGACCTTGAGGAAGGCTACGTATATGCTATCGGGGCCAACACTTCGGGTGCCCAAGCCTACAATACCGTCAATCGAGAGGGCGACGGCGTGTACTACGTGCGGCGGTCGGTGAAGTCATTTTACAAGATATCAGATGTCCTCACACCATGAATCGGACGGTCTTATTGATAATTGTTTTGTTGGCTTCCATGGGGATTCTGTACCGTTTTGTACCAAAAGTATCTTTAAAACAACCTTTGGTACCTTCTATTGTGACCAAGCCACCCTATACGCCAGTAGCCTACCTGACAGCTACTGATAGTTCGGCTTACTGGAAAGCCAAATATGATTCCCTCTACCACCTGTGGACGGAAGCCCGCGAACGAATTTTTACCAAAAAGAAGTATCAACCCAATAACAATTAACTCAAAGCCATGAAACTGACACTAATGGAGCGTTTCAACGCCCCCATGCCCCAATTCTTTCAAACACTCTTCAAAATCGGCGGCATTGTGGTGGCCGTCGGGGTGGGTTTAGGAGCGGCCCACGAAAGCTTGGTGGCGCAAGGACTACCCGTACCCGAATGGTTGGCTTACTTGGTGGGTGCCGTAGGAGCGGTCACCTCCCTGATTGCCAAATTCACCGTCAAACTCGATAAGTAATGGCCAAGAAGGTCATAAAACGCCGGGCGATGTTTGCCGATATGCACCAGCAGGATATCCCCAGTGGCGACGGTCTGCGTACGTTTGAGATTGCCTACCGCAAAGTAGACGGGAGCCTATCGCGCAAAAAACGCGTCAGTAAGTCGTTTCGCCGCACGCCCGGGCAGTCGGGTTTTCGAACGCATATCGGCCACAATCACCTGCTGCTCCTGCACGACCACCAGACCAACGAAGATTTTAACATTCATATCGACCTCATTGTGGAGTACAATGGGATGATAGTAGACCACAGCGTATGAAAGTACAACAAATATCAGAGGGGCTTTTTGTGCTGCAAAATGCGGTACTGGAGCTGACCCCCGTCCGAGACCAGAGTTTTGGGGTGGGGAGTGTGTGGCAAGCCCAAAGCGACCACTTACCGCACGTTCGCTGGGGAGCGGGCGACGATGAACCCAACTGGATTAACAAGCTCATCGAAAAAAACAATCAAGTGCGGGGACAGCTCGAAGCCCTGCGCGATATCATCTACGGCACGGGAGTAGGTTTTTTTAAAAGGGAAATAGTGGAAGGCAAGGTGAGTTTAAGTCCTTTCTACGACCAGCAAGTGGAAGATTGGGCGTACGAAACCGACCTCAACGACTACATCGTGACCTCTATCAACCAGATGACCCACACGGCCAATCGATTTACGCGCTGGGTATGGGACATCAAAAAACGCTGGTACCGCCTCGACGTCAGCGACGGATTTATGACGCGGGTGGGGCGACCGGGAGCGGGTGGCGTGTATGAGTACCACGTCAATCCTTACTTTGGGGAGCGGGGACTCTACCGTCCCAACGATACCCAACGCCTGCCCGTCTTTGAGCCTCATCAGCATGAGGCCAACATCGCTCGACTTGTGACCATGCGTCAGAGCAAAATCAAGATTCCGGGCAACCCTTACTACTCCTACCCCGCGTGGTGGTGTGCGCGGAGCTGGATTGAACTTGCCAACTTGATCCCTATTTTTCACTTCAATGGCATCAAAAACGGCTACAATATCAAGTACTTGATTCGGATGCCGATGGATTATTTTGACAAAGAAGGCAGCAAACCCCTCGACGAAAAAGCCGTGAAGGGCAAATGGAAGGATTTTTCGGAGCGGCTCAACTCTTGGATGGCGGGCGAAAAGCAAGTCAACAAAACGATGCTCATCAAATACCTGCGTGGTAGTGACGGCAAGGCACTCGACAACGTGGACGTAGTCCCCCTGAAAAACGAGATGTCGGATTCGGCCTACTCTCAAGTATGGGAGATGGCCAACATCAGCATCGCCAATTCGATGGGGATTCTCCCTACTTTGGCGGGGGTCAATCCGGGCAAGGGCAACGACTCGGGTAGCCAAATCCGGGTCATGGCGGAGTTTCAGCAGGGCAACCGCACGGCCATTGTACGCAACGCCATTTTGGAGGATGTGCGCCACAGCCTCGTAGCAATGGGCAAGCGGGACATCATCCCGATGTTTAAAGATGTATCATTGACCACCCTCGACGTCGCTCCTACGGGCAAAGCGGCCGTCGTTAACCACGGCTCAGTATGATGTTGACCACGATTGCGACGTTCAAAAAACACATTTCGGGGGTGCAGGGTGCCCTTGCCGAAGCGACGGTGCTGAGTCATCTGAAGGCCGCGAACCGAGAGTTTAAACAGCGCGTTGGCGCGCCTTTGTTTGGATTCATCGCGGCGATTACGGCCACTGCTAGCGAAGATGAAAAAGACTTGCGCGAACTCGCCGAAGCCGTCGTGTGCTGGAAAGCCTACGACTTGGCCATGCCTCACCTGAAGATGCGAGTGAGCGATATGGGGCTGTTGGTACAACTTCCCCAAAATACGGCCATGCCCACCAAATGGTACTATACCGATACCAGAGATGCCAACATGGTGATGTATGATTTGTTTTTGGAGCATTTTTATACCCAACTCGAAGTGGTAGCCCCGGCGGTATGGACTACTTCAGAAGCCTACCAAGCCCGGAATGCCCACTTGCTCCGAAGTCCCCAAGAACTTGATAAGTACGTGGGGTTGGTTGGACGAAACGCCCGTTTCTTTGACCGTTTGGTCATGTACATTGGCCGCGCTGAGGAGCTGTACATTGCTCCGGCGGTGACGGAAGAAGTGTACGGCGCACTATTGGAGAAATGGCAAACGCCCACGCTCCTCAGCCCGACCGACAAAATGCTGATAGAACGGATTCGGAAAGCCTTGGGCCCGTTGGCCGTCTATGAAGCCTATCCGTATTTACCGTTACTCATCGACCAGGAGGGCATTCGCCAAATCCGAAAAACCGACGGTACTCGTGAAGAAGATATCGTGGATAGCAAGCAGCGCGACGCGCAGCGGATGCAGCTCCTCAACGACGGGCAACTCTACCTTGCCAAACTCCGCCAATGGCTCGACTCGGTGGCGAGTGAAAGTCTCTTTCCAGCCTACCACACGCGGCTGATGCAGGAACAATGCTCGCCCAGCGACGATGATTTTACCCATTCAGCCAGTATTGTTTTATGAAAAAAATTCCTTTACACCCTCACACCTATGATTTGCCTGAGTCGTGGCAGGAGCTACCCCTTGAGCGTCTACCGAGGGTGGTAGAAGTGGCTTTTTTGAAAAGAGAAAGTGCTTTCACTTACCATGCGCTCTTTAGAGCGGTGCTAGGGATTGAAGAGCGCGACTATCGGCGCATGATGAATCGGTATTTTGGCCGACACGTTTCGGACAAAACCCGCGAGAAAAATGCCCAGGAACTTCACTTGTTGTTGATGTCGCTACGCTGGATTTGGCAAACGGATTTGACCCAACGCCCTTTTGGGTATCTCCAAATAGGCAAAGAAAGGTGGCTGCTCCCCGATGAAGATTTTAAGACCATGAGTTGGGGGGAGCTGAGTGATGCTTTTGTGCATTCCAAAGCTTACGCCGAGCAGCTAGAGCCGGGCGAATCACGTTTGTATCAACTCATCGCAACCCTATGCCGCCCCGCTCGCTCAGGCCGAGGCGACGATTGGAACGGTGATGAACGGGAGCCGTACAATCCCCACTTGGTGGAGAAACGGGTGGCGCAAGTGGCACAGCTGCCAGCGGCGACCCAAGCGGCCATTTATCTGTGGTTTATTGGCACGATGAACGCCGTTTTTGGAATGTACGAACTGTTTGGCGACGGCCCCTCCAAGGGCGAAGATTACCCCGGTCAATCGTTCGTCAAAAACACCTTTACGCTGGCCGAAAAAGGGATTTTTGGGTCGGTACCGCAAACGCGCGCCGCTAATTTGCACGAAGTATTTTTGTTTTTAGAAGAGAACAACAAACGCGAACGCGACTTAATGCGTGCGCATGAAGACGCCCATGCTACCTACTGATATTTTTTGGACCTATTTGCAGCCTATTTTGGAAGGCATCGACGGGGTGGCCTCCGTACAATTGTCGGATGCCGAACGCATGGATCGGCTGTCGATAGCGAGTCGCTCGGAGGATATTTATCCGGCGGCTTTTGTGATGCGTCCCCGTTATAAAGGTGTTGATGATAACACAGGCGTGTACGTCCATAAATTCCAGACTACCCTGTATTTTTTTGTGGTAGCGGGCATGGAGGAAGCCGAGCAAGATACCGCCTACCAAACGGCGGAGCGCATGGCCACCGACCTCATGCAGCGGTTGTTTATGGACAGCAAGGCTTACGATTGTCTTTTTGACCTGAATAGTTTCAGCACCGAACCCGTCATTTACAAAACCCTCGACGCTACTTATGGCTATGAGGTGAGTTTTGAGGTAGGCTTATACATCAATCATTTATTGGCTCACTGATGAAAATACTGTTTAATATCTTCCTGTATCGGTTTTTGTTTGAAGTGGTTTTTTGGTTTTGTTTTCCGCTAGTGTGGGGCTATTTTCTAACGATGGATATTATCAATCAGAGAAGGCCGTGGCCATGGGGGAAAGCCATGCTGGTACGTCAGGAAATGAGCGGTACGCCGCTCCGAACAAAATTTAGACCTTGATATGCTCATAGACCCACTCAAGAGTGGATTGGTGTTTTTGCCGATGCACTTCACCCGCAATGCCCTGATTCATACCATTGCGGCGGCTGATCCTGAGTTGAGCAGCCGAGCAGGGCTTAAATATTTTTTGGATATTGAGGTACCGCCGTATCCCAATGCGTCGATTTTTGAAACCTTGAGTACTTCTGAAGGGCGGGAAGTCCCGGTGGATAGTTCGGCGGTGTCAGTCTATGAAGGTGCCACGTTTCGCTACAACCACATCAACGGGAAAATCGACGGGCTACTCACGTACCAAGCGCCTACCAAAGGCCAAAATCAAGTTAGCGTAATAGTTACACAGACTGCCCCCTTCCGTTTGCGTGAACGAGTGCAAGGGGGAACGCCTGCGGTCAATACCGACGTGGAAGGCACTACTAAGTATGCGATTAAAGCGGGGCTTGACCACAAAGATTTTGAGGCATGGGGCGAACAATTCTGGAATCTCTACCAAGCGGAAGCACGGCAGTTTTTGACGTGGCTTCCTGCCGAGCGTTGGGTCAGTGCGACCCAAGAAGAATACCTGTCTTTTGTACTCAACTTCACGCCTATTCCCCAAGAAGTGCGGCTTCGGGCGCGGGTGGTGTATCAAGACGGGACTGAGCCTACGGTCAGCACCAAAATGAGTGTCAGCCGCACGCCTCTCTTGAGTGTGTTGCAATGCCCGGTGGGACCCGTGGCCTTGAGTATCCCAACCAACGCCAAGTACTATGAAGTATGGCTGACCGACGAAAACAACCTGCGGCTTTCGGAAGTACGCCGCTACTGGATAGATACCATGCCCACGCTGGCCGACCGCTATTTGATGTACGTCAATAGCCTTGGGGGCTGGGATACGCTACGCCTCATAGGGCAAGGCAGCGAACGCCTTACCGTGCGGCAAACTTTGGCCGAGCGCGATTTGAATACTTCGACCGTACCGGAGCTGATTGTCATCAACAGCGAAGGCGACCGTAGTTTGACGGTATCGACGGGCTACTTCAGGCAAGATGGGGCGGTGTATCTGCGGTGTTTGCAAGACTTGGCGTTGAGTCCCGTAAGGTACTTACTTACCGACAAAGGTTTGGAAAGTCTCCGACTTACCAGCAATCAGCTGGAGTATCTCAACGATGAGCGCAAACTGGAAGCGCGGGTATTGACCTTTGATTTGGGCGAAACCACCTCCAATTTTAGCCGTATGGCTCCCTCGCCTCCTCAACCTACGCGGCCTACGCGCTGGCGCGGGCTCAATTTGCGGTACATCCTCAATGCATTTGGCAAGCGAACGGGTGAAGTAGGATTTGCCCAGCTGGAGAAGGTGTATGCCGACAACGAAGAACTCTACAAGCCTATCACTCGCAAACCCAACACCCCCGGCGATCCTGATTACCTGGCTCCGATTGTGAGTTCGGCGGTGGTGGCGGGATCGACGCCTTTCCCCTCGGTGGCCATATCGAGATTGGGAACTTACAACCGCAGCAATTGCGCGAGTGGGTTTGTGGGAGGCCCCGCCACGATTGTGATTCCAGCGGGTAAGTATGGGGGCGAACGGCCGGGCGATGCCGATGCGCTCGCTGAGGCGGAGTACGCTACCTTGAACACTCAGGCTTATGCTGACGACAATGGCAGCTGTATCAACAATACGGTGCCGTTTGTATTTCGTATCCAAAACAATACGAGTAGCGTGGGTGGCGCCGATACGCCAGTGATAGCGATTGCGGGCGAATCAGCCGATATTGTGGCCAATACTTCAGCGGGCGGGACGCAGACTTCTTCCAGTACTTATATGCCGGGTACGTATAATATTTTGTGTCGGGTGGCTTATTCGACGACCCCGATGCAGGCTTGTACGCTGCAAGTGGTGGGCAAAGGCCGCACGGCAACCGTGACGGGCAATGGCTTGTTTTTGTTTGAGAATGTGGTCATCAATAGCCCCGATTCTCCCCTAACCATCAAAGTTGAAAACGCATGATAGGAGTACGCATCAACGGCCAACCGTTGGATTTGGCCCCCAAAACCAAAGTGTTGTGGGAATTCAACAATCCTTACTTGCTCTACGACCGCATCGAGAGCAGCAAAGCGAGTTTTCCAAGTATTCCGTTTTCGGCCAACAATCAGCGGGTGTTTGAGTACTACCATGAGCCGCAAGCTAGTGTAGCACTGGGGGAGTTTGATTGTGAGCAGTATTTTGGCGGAGAGCTGATCCGGGCGGGCTACTTCATCCTGACGGAAGCATCAGAACGCGGTGGCTATGTGGGGGCGTTTACGGATCGGCTGGGCAAGTTTTTTGGGGATTTTCAAACCAAGCTGCTTACGGAGATTGATTTTGGAAGTGTGGCGGTACCGACGGTACTGACGTCGACGCTTTCGGATGCTTTGGGGCAGGTGTGCTGTTTTCCCACGATTTTGAATCCAGATTTTTACGGTACCAACGGCGCGGGTATTGGTTACTCGGGCAAAGTCAACGATTATGAGAGTGGTGCTTACACCACGACCGAGCCCAAAGTGCCGATGATTTCGGTGAAGTGGCTGTTGCTGAAAATAGCCGCCGTGACGGGCACGACCATTGAGGGGGATTTTTTGACGCATCCCGTGTGGCAGCACCTGATTATGTACAATACCAGGGCATTGGACGCGGCGACGGAGGTAGTCATCAAAAACCACTTGCCCGAACTGACGCTGGAGCAATTTTTGATTGAGCTTCGCAAGCTCCCCAATCTGATGTTTACCTTCAATTCACCCGAAAAAAAGCTGAGGATTGATTTTTGGGAGGATCGGCTGGCGGCGGTCACCACCAAAAATTGGACGGCAAAATTGGTAGCGGGTGGCATCAAAACCCCCGAAATGAATCGACGCCTCCAGCTGGGTAGTGAGCAGGACGGTGGTGACGGGCTGATGAAGGACAAACCAGCGCTCACAGCCGACTACCTGACGCCCGAGCTGGCAGAGCCGACGGGAATAGCGGTGCTGAAGAGTAAGTTTTCGACACTTTTGGTGGATGAATCTACGGGTTATCCAGTAGCAAAGCAAGCGGGTATCACGGAGCAGTTTCAGCAAACGACCAACAAGTTTGCCCCGCGTCTTTTGTTTTGGCACGGCCTAGTGGATGACTGGCCAAAAGCATTGCCTTCCAAAGACGGGATTGCGCTCTATTGGACGGGAGCGACGGGTTTGGCGGCGCAGTACTGGCAGCGCACGGAGGCGATGAAAGCCACGGCTTTTTATCTGAAGACGGATTTGATGCTCAACGAAAGTGACTTGGCGCAGCTTGATTTTGGAGCCAAATACCACCTCAATGGCGTGGATTATCTCATTGCCTCCCTCACGGCTGAACTCCCCATCAGCAAGCCGGTAGGGGCGTTGCTGATGGGGGGGATGTGAATATCATGCAATAAAAGTTTAAACTTTCTTTAAAATTGATTTTCTCTTTTGTGTCATAAAATTCATTTCTTATGACACTACACACCCCATCTCGATGCGTACTTTTGTTAGTCGTTTTTCTGTTCTGTGCCAACTCACTTTGTGCCCAATACAGTGCCATTACTGTATCTGGGTCGATTAAGGATAATCAAACTAAAGGCTCACTTTCATTTGTCAATGTAATTCTTAAAAACGAAAAAGATAGCTCTTTTGTAGCAGGAACAATCAGTAATGAGGAAGGTCGTTTTGAATTGACTAAAATCAAGCCTGGACGCTATCTTTTACTATTTTCTTTTCTGGGATATATTCCAAAACAACACCCGCTTTTTGTGGGTAATCTGTCGGAGTTTATTGATTTAGGGGTAGAAGACCTGCAAGCAGATATCCAAACGCTTACGGAAGTGGTTGTGACGGGTAAAGCTGATGAAGTGAAAGAAACGTTGGATCGAAAAACATTTTCAGTTGAAAACAACATCACCCAAAGCGGGGGTTCTGTCCTGCAAATGATGCAAAATTTGCCAGGAATTACGATGCAGGAGGGGAAAGTACTACTTAGGGGTAGTGATAAAGTCGTGGTTTTGATAGAAGGTAAACAAACTGCTTTAACTGGCTTTGGGAGTCAGACAAGCTTAGATAATATACCAGTGTCGGCTATTGACAAAATTGAAATTATCAATAATCCCTCTGCTAAATATGATGCTAATGGCAATGCGGGCATTATCAATATTGTATTTAAAAAGAACAACCGAGAAGGCTTTAACGGCAAGGTCGGGATGATGGCGGGCTTGGGTGCTTTATGGATTAAAAAAGAGAACTTGCCCGATATACGTCCTCAGTTTCAGAATACCCCTAAACTAAACCCTTCGTTAGCACTTAATTATCGAAAAAACAAAATTAACACCTTTTTCCAAGGGGATGTTTTATATACTCCTACTCTCAACAAAAACGAGTTCGTTGTTCGTACTTATGATTCGGGTGAGGTCATCAACCAACAAACCAAACGTAATCGCAAAACAACCATTAGTACACTGCGTACGGGCATGGATTGGAACATCAATCCCCACAATTCTTTAAGCTTTTCGGGTTTGTTTAGTAGTGAAAAAATACTTGACAACGGCGATGAACCATTTTTCAACCAATACTTAACCGAGCGCCGCCGCTTGTGGCAATTTTTGGAAGATGAATTGAAGACGACCGTTACTGCTACAACGGCTTTCCAGCATAAATTTAGAGAACCCGGGCACATTTTCAATTCAGGTCTTAATTATACCTTTCATCGAGAAGACGAGAAATATTTTTTTACCAACATCATGCCTGCTTTCACTGGGCAGGATGCTTTTAAACTACTGTCTGATGAACATGTTTTGGATTATACTGCTGACTACATACGTCCGCTTCGATATGGTCGCTTGGAAGCGGGAGTGAAATATCGCTGGCGTGAAATTCCTACTAATATGCAGTTTTTCCCAGGTCAAAACTCACCTTTAGACGTTAATGCAGGTGGGAAGGCTACCTATCGGGAAAACATCCCCGCTCTTTATAGTACTTATGTTTTTGAAAACACCAAGCTGGAATTGGAAGCGGGTCTTCGAGTCGAATATGTAGGTGTCAATTATCTTGTTGACCCCAATCATAATACGTACAAAAGTGACGGGTATAATTATACTCAACCGTTTCCAAATGTGAGGCTGGCCTATAAATTCAACGATTACAACAAAATATCTCTATTCTTTAATCGTCGAGTGGATCGTCCCAATGAAGTTGATATTAGAGTATTTCCAAAATACGATGATGCCGAAATTATCAAAGTTGGTAATCCAGCCTTGGCTCCGCAGTTTACTAATACCTTGGAAGTAGGATATAAATCAGGGTGGAACTCTGGCTATCTTTACGCAGCAGCTTACCATCGGGCGGCTCAGGGTACTATTACAAGGATCGCGAGTACAGTGCCTGGCAGTACTTTGATTTATTCTATTATGCAAAATGCTGGTAAAAGCTATATGTCTGGCTTAGAAATGGTATGGTCTCAGAAAATAAACGAGCGGTTTTCGTTTAATCTGAATCTGAATGGGTATCGAAATCAAATCAATGCTTTTAGTGTAGTCAACCAATACCCTCAACTTAACACCTTCGCAGCTCCAACAGAATCGATGTGGTCAGGAAATATCAAATGGAACGGAATGCTTCATTTACCCAATCAATTTGACTTTCAAGTATCGGCTATTTATTTAGCTCCAGATTTGATTCCACAAGGTAGTATCGGACAGCGCTTTTCATTGGATATGGGGTTGAAAAAACTGATGCAAAACGGAAAACAGGAGCTATATATCAATGCGTCTGACCTCCTAAATACAATGCAAATTAAAAAAACTATCAAAGGAATGGGGTTCAGTTACGTCAGTACGGATTATTACGAAACCCAAGTCATTAGGTTTGGATACAACTACAAGTTTTAAAAGGAATTTCTACCTTAGAACAAATTATTTCTGCATATAGATGAAGGTGCTATTAATTGAAGATGAGCCTATGTTGTTGGACGAAATGGATACTTATCTCACTGAGCAAGGGTATCGTTGTGAAAAAGCAACCACTTTTGGAGTAGGTGAGGACAAAATAGTACTATACGAGTATGATGTCATTATTTTAGATATTACTTTACCCGGAGGAAATGGCCTCCAGTTGTTACAATTACTCAAAAAATTACAAAAAGAAGCCGGAGTTTTGATTGTTTCGGCAAAAGACTCGCTAACTGATAAATTGGCAGGTTTGAACCTTGGCGCTGACGACTATATGACCAAGCCCTTCCATTTAGAGGAATTGAATGCAAGAGTCAATGCATTAGTACGTAGAAAATCATTTAAAGGTAGTCCTCAAATTGTGGTAGACGACTTAATCATTGACCCCATAGCTAAAACAGTCTCTTGCAACGGCACCTTCATTGCACTAACGAGAAAGGAGTTTGAATTACTTTTGTATTTTATTATTAACAAAAACCGGGTTGTTAGTAAGCAGTCGATTGCCGAACATCTTTGGGGGGATCATTATGACTCGGTCGACAACTTTGATACAGTGTATGTACATACCATGAATCTTCGCAAGAAAATTATTGCCCATGCTGGAATTGATTATATCAAAACTGTATACGGAATGGGTTATAAATTTACATCGATGTGAAATTACTTTATAAAACTACCCTCAACTTCTTCCCTGCTATGACTTTTATCTTGGCCGTGGCAGGGCTTTCTTTGTATTTATTACTTCGTCAAGAAGTAACCGACGAAATCAACGAACAGCTTGAATTACAGGTAGAATTGATTGAGGAGGAACTTGCCGCAGGAAGGAGTATTAATTTTCCGCTTGCTTCGGTTAGCGAAATGCCTTTTTCGTCTGCTGCATCTAAACGACTGGGCGACACGCTGATTTATGACCGATTGCAGGATAAAAAAGAAGGGTATTACTATCTCACTATAACCAAAAAGATTAACCAACGTAATTATCATATTATGGTGATGACCTCTTACATTGGTTGGGAACGATACTACAAAACGATTTTTATCTCATTTTTGGCGGTTGCTTTCGGGATAACACTCATGGGGGTATTGTTAAATTACTATTCTAATCATAATCTATGGAAGCCTTTCTTTTTAAATTTGGAAAATCTGAAACAGTTTTCCGTTAGTTCGTCTCAGCCTTTGCAATGGCACGACTCCTCCGTTACTGAATTTAAAGAATTACAGCAATCCCTGAAAGAACTGACTGAGCGGAGCCGCCGAGAATATCTCGCACTTCGTGAATTTACCGAAAATGCGTCCCATGAAATTCAAACACCATTGGGTATAATTCAATCTAAACTAGACCGTATGAGCCAATTAGAAGTCAGTGAAGAAATGGCCCGTTATATTGTTCAGGCCAAATCAGGAGTGGAGCGTTTAACCAAAATGAATAAAAATCTGTTGCTATTAGCTAAGTTGGATAATAAAGCATTTGTAGAAAAGCAACCTATTGAATTGAAAGAGCTATTAAGAAAGCATCTGGAACAAATGGACGATTTGTTTATAGCTCGTAAAATTACGTTGGTTATTGATATGACTTCACTAACGGTTTTTGCCAACCAATACTTATGTGAAGTGCTTCTTTCCAATCTTCTCTCTAATGCTTTACGATACTCATTTTCACCCAGCGAAGTATCTATTGTTCTAACTTCACATCAACTCATTATTACTAATCCTGGGGAGCTGTTAGATTTTCCAGAACAGGGGTTGTTTGACCGTTTTACTAAGGGCTGGAGCCATACGCAAGGTACGGGGCTTGGCTTGGCCATTGTTCGACAAATATGTGTCTTAAACGGCTGGACTATCTCTTATTCCTATCAAAAGGGATGTCATTCTTTCAAAGTTTCCTTTCCTTAAATTCTTACAAAACAAATATCATTATTTCCCTTAGCCTTTTATTCAATAAAAAAATACTAAATTTCTAGTATTGGACAGCATACGAGTAATTTATTCTCGTCCTTTCCTTCACTCTTCCTTCCCTTTTTCTTCGTAGCGTGAATCACTGTATGGCCGCGCTATGGTACCTATTGAGAATAATCCCGTCATTAAGAAAATTTTACAGGACTTTGTGAGTCAATCAGCCAAGGCTTTCCGCGATGCCGTGCGTCGGGAAGGCTTGCTGGATACCGAAGACCTGCTCAACTCTATCCGCGAAGGTGCCGTGGAAGTGGGCAGTGGGTTTATCAAGGGTCATGTATATTATTCGGAGCTGCTGCGGGTCAAAGACTTGAAAGAGCTTCGCTATACCACCATTCCGCCGATTGGACCCTTGGCCGAGTGGGTGGAAGGAAAAGGTCTCAATCGATTTCCTTACGTGCCGGGCATGCAAAACGGCCTCAAGAAATCCTCCGAAATTCAGGGCATCTACCGGGTAGCCCGTGGGATACAGTATCACCTCAAGGCCGTGCCTAATGTGAAACGCGGCTATCGCGGGATTTACAACGATCCTTTGAAGCTGCTCATAGCTACTTTCTACGAAAACATGCGGGAGTATGTGGCCACCTACACGGCCAATGCCTTCAAAGAGGCCTTTGGCTATGAAGTGCGCATCAGCATACCCGACCCCGTCAATACTGCCCGCATCCAAGCGGCTTGGAATGCCCGTGATACCAAACTAAGCCGCAAATACAACCCATAAGCCATGAAAAGTGATGAATTGAACTTGGGGGTAAGCCTTGGAATGGGCAACTCCAAGAAGGAAATTGACGACCTGAACACCCGTGCCAAAGAGCTGCGTAAAACCTTGTCGGAGATTGAAAAATCGGGTGGCAAAGGCTCTGACAACTGGAAGAAATACAAGACGGAGCTGAAGGGCGTAGAAGACCAAGCCAAGAATGCCGCCAAGGCACTCAAGAGCATGGACGTGGGCGAAATGACCGTCAAACAGCTGACTAGGCACGTCAGCGACCTCAAAAAAGAAGTGGCCAATATCCCGCCCGGCATGGCCAAAACCAACGATTCGGTGAAGCGACTGAAGGAAGCCGAAGCCCAGCTCGTGAAGCTGAAGACCGAAGTGGGACTCATCAAAAAGGGCGGGGAAGATTTGGGCAAACCTACGATTTGGCAGAAAATCACGCAAGGAGCGGGCAACATGATGAACGTGTTCAAAGCTTTTATGGCCTTGCAGGTGGTGCAGTACGTGGCGGGTATCGGTAAAGCGATTTTTGACACGACGGCCAAATTTGAGAGCTATAATAAATCGTTGGCGGCGACCTATCAGGCCACCATGAAAAAAGAGGATGCCGAAAAAGCGGCGGCCTCCAGTATGAAAGCCTTGGCGAAAATTGCCAAAGATACGCCGCTGACGCTCGATGAAGTGACGAAGGGGTACATTGCCCTTGCAAACCGGGGATTGAGACCCGGAGAAGAGCAGATGAAACGGATGATTGATTTTTCGTCCAAATCTCGGCTTTCGCTTTCGCAGTTGGGGGAAGCGATTTTGGACGTCAACAACAACGAACGTTGGAGTGAATTTGGGGTTAAAGTCAAGACCTCTGGCGATAAGATACAGGCCACTATCGGTGGAGTCACCAAGTCGTTTGAACGAACGGAAAAGGGTGCCATGGAGCTGGCCGTAGAAATGGGGAAACTCCCCGGTACAATGGGCTACGCCTCTCAGCAAATGGACTCTTTGAACGGGAAAGTTTCCAACATCGACGATGCGATGGATGCCCTAAAAGTGACGATTGGGCAGAAATTAGCGCCCGTTTTTGTGGGGATTTTGGGGGCGATTGGCAAGGGCATCGAATGGCTACAGGATCTGGTGGACGCGAGTGACCCGGTGGTGAAGGTATTTGAAGATATGTACGAGGCCGTCGGTGATTTGGCGGGTTCGTTTATGACCTACATTCGGACGCTGTTTCCCAATTTCAGCGGCGGCGGTATCACCCTGCAAGGAGTGATGAAAGGCGTGGCCGTGGTGTTTCGGGCATTGCTGACCCCGACCCAATTGATGATTGGCGGTTTGCGCTTGGCTTATGATGCAATGGCCGGACTGGTAGAAGGCGGCAAAGCCGTGGCTAAGGTACTGGTGGGAGATTTTAAAGGAGCGGCGGAGTCGTTTGAAAAATCGAAGAAGAACTTCTCCAACGTCGAAACCCACGCCAATGAATCCTTTGCCAAAATCAAAAAAGGTTGGACGGATACCTTTGTTGACCAACCCAAAAAGGATGAAGCTCCGGCGGTACTGGCGGCGGAAACGGTGGAGAAAAAACGGCAAAATGTAATCAGCGACGAGCAAAAGAAAGCCCTCGAAAAGCGGGAGAAAGCGGCCAAAAAAGCGGAGGAAAAGCGACTCAAAGAAGAGCAAAAGCACCTTGAAGACGTAAAGGATGCCAATGCCAAAGCCCTCGAACTACTGGAGCAACTCAACGCCGAGCATGACCAGCTCGTGGCCGACTCGTCTATCAAAACCGAAGAGGCCAAGATTAATGAAAAGCGGCGCAAACGGCTGAAGGAAATCAATGACTCACTGGCCGACGAAACCAATAAAGAGAAAGTAAGAGCGGCTATCAACAAAGCCGCCGACGCTGACATCGAAAAAGCGAGAGCGGAAGCCCGGGAAAAGCAGAAAAAAGCGGAGGAGGAAGCGGCTCAGAAACGGGCAGAAGCCCTGAAATTTGTGCGGGAGCAGGAAAAAGCGGCCGAAATGGCGCTCTTGGACTGGAAAGAACTCCAAGCCAAGGGCAATGCCACCAAACTGCTGACGATTGCCAAAGAGCGGGTGGATACCGAACTCCGACTCAAAAAGGAGGCACTCAAAGCAGACCAAGCGGAAGCAGAAGCCAAAGCCAAACGGGAGATTACGGATACGGAGCAGCTTCAGCAGGTATTGAAAAACATTCGGGACCGCTACCGTACCGAGGAAGTATCGGCGGAGCGTAAAGCGGCGGAGGATAAGAAGAAGATTGATGCCGACCTGAAAGCCCAAAAAGAAGCTCACCTGAAGGGATACTCGGATATGTTTTCGAGTATTTTGAAGGGCGACGTCAATGGTTTTTTGAATGCCGCCAATAGCATGGTGCAAGGCCACAAAGAGGCTTGGCAACAGAAGATTGGGGAGGACATGGCCAAGTACGAAATGGTGGCGCAGATGGCGACGGCTGCCGTTAATTTCCTGAATGACTTAGCCCAAAAGAAAGCCCAACGGGAGATAGAACTTGCCCGCAAAGAGCGCGACGAAAAGGTGGCGATTTTGACCGAAGGTCTCGAAAAGGAGAAGGCCGAACTGGAGCGGATTGAGGAAGAAAAACGGGGCGTAAAAGAGCAAGCCGAAGCCAAGGTGCAGCAGCTCAAAGACGACTCGGCGCGACGGGTGGCCGAACTCGAGGCGCAGTACCGTGAAATGACCACGACCGACAACGCTGCCAAACTGGATGAGCAGCTCAACGCCTACCTCACCAATGCCGATGAAAAACGCAACGAAGCCCGTGCCACGGCCGACGAAACTATCTCGCTGGCCAAGCAGGAAGCCGATAACCAAATTGCGGAACTGACTCGTAAAAAAGAAGAGGCTATCTCGGCGGCTGAAAACGAAAAACTCATCAAAATTGATGCGGCAGAGGTCACCCGTGATGCGGAGATTGCGGCCATCAATCAGCGGGCAGATATTGACTCGGCTACCCGAGCCAAACTGCTAGCCGAAGCGCAGGCCAAGTACGAGGAAGAGAAAAGCATGGCCGAAAGTGAGGCTACTTTTAAGATAGAGCAAGCCACCATTGAGGCCAATACCAAAACCGAGCTAGCGCAGGCGGAAGCCAAAACCAAAATCGAATTGGCGGAGCTGAAGCGGGATAGTGAGCTGGAGGCTATCGAAGCCGTACAGGCGGGTGATACCAAGCGAGCCAAAGAGATGCTAGCCTCGGCCAAGAAAGAAGCTAAGGAAAAAATCGACTTAGCGAAGCAAGAAACCAAAGCGAAAATCGACGAAGCGGAAAAGGAAAAGCGGGAAAAGCTCAAGAAACTGGAGCAGGAAAAGCAAACCCGTATCCAAAGCAAAAAGCAGCTGGAGAGCAGCATCGCGGCGGAAGACAAGAAAGCCCGCGACCGCGAGGCCAATGCCAAACGCCAAGCGTGGAAAGCACAGCAGCGGGCGGATATTGCGACGGCTATCATCAGCGGAGCACTGGCCACCATCAAAGCCTTGGCGTCGGGATTTTTTCCATTGAACTTGGTTTTTGCGGCGGTAACGGCTGCGATGACGGCTGTGCAGGTCGCCATGATAAAACGGCAACCTGAGCCGAGTTTTGCCCAGGGGGGATTTGTGGCGCAAGGCAGCAAGCACGGTAGTAAGTACGGCGAGGGAGGCATCGCGCTGATTGACCGCAAGACCAACCGAGAGGTGGGCGAAATGGAAGGCAACGAGGCTATCATCAGCGCCGACCAAACCGAGGCAAACATGCCACTCATTCAACAGATGTTTATGAACGCCCGCACGCCGGGCAAACGTCGCAAGCCCATTGGGGGGGATTTGCGAGGCCCGGCTTTTCGGGATGGGGGGATTGCAGAGTCGCCGTACTGGCAGCGGGATATGTTTCTTTTTGGGGGAAAGAAGAAAAAGAAACAAGCCGAAGAGGAAGCACGACGGGCGGAGGAAGAAGCCGCCGCGCAGCAAGCCGACGCGGGAGGGGACTACGACTCCTCAGGCGATGCGGGCGGAGTAGAAGGAGGTGCCGACGCCGAAGCAGCGCACGCGGAGGCCAAAGCCCAGGGCGAGAAGCAGCTCAAACTACTGGAGGGCATCGAAGAGCAAGCCAAGGAGCTGAACAAGCGGGTCGCATTGCTGACCTTGGGTATCGGTGGCATGAATACCAGCCTCGGTGATAAGCTAGGCGGGGTACAAAGTGCCGTAAACGAGGTGAAAGATGCCGTCAACAGCTCTAATCAGGGAGGTAGATTGGATTCGTTGATTGGGGCCATATCGTCGTTCGGGAAAAAGTAATTATTTTGTATTTTCGCTCTTAGGCAAACACCACCCAATAACATGGTCAAAAGAATTAAATTGAAAGTACCGATTTATGTCAAGAAATTTATTGAAGGGGAGTACGGCTGTGATGGTAGGGGGATTGTGAAAGTGGATAAGAAGTCGGAATTGGGCTGGTTGATCCATGCCATCTCGCGGTCTATTCCTTATAATTATACCTATCCGAGCATTGACAAGGGAGAGAATGTATTGACCATTCAATATACGACTTATGAGAAGGTGTATGATGTACCCCCGGAAAAAGTAGAGAGTCTAGCGCGGCAGTTGAACGAGATTTTCAGGTCGGCACTCATCAATGAAGTCAGGGGGAAGCACGAACTTATCGGTGGTGATTACGGGCCCTACGTGACCAATTTTTTGGAACGCTATGGTATCATCCCCGACGTGGATGTCAACTGGCAAAGTATGCGTAAAATCTACCGCGATTACCTCGAAAGTGTGGCTAAAAAAAGGCAGAAAATTTTTGCAGGATAAGGCCACTAGAAATGAGATAAGGCCACTTTTTGGGAGAAAAGGCCAATAAAATAGCGATAAGGCCACCTCTTTGGGTGGCTTTTTTGTGCGTTTCTAGCGCGGAAAAGGCGTTTTTACCATCTAAAAGGCAGGTAAAAAGCGCGAAAATTCCGTCCTTTTAGAAAGGAGTTCCTCCCCTTACTTTCGTGCTATGGAAAGTACAACCATTGGGCATTTTGGGCAAAGTATGGGGATTGGATATCCCGTGCGTTTGCTGTTGGTTCCGGCGGATCGGTTGGCAGTAGTGATGCCTTCAACCCCATCGGCTTGGGAAATTAGCGGCTATGATATAGAGCTACAGCCGGAAACGGTTTGCACCCATCTTAAATTTCGACCCAAACAATGTAGCTTCTCGGAAGGGTTTTCGCGCACACCCGATGGTGGGGTGGTGAGTAGCGTGATTGAGACCCGGCTTACCGCGCCCGACGGCTTGCTGATGGCTTGGCTCATGACGGCCAGCTTGGTGAGGTGGGTGGCGATAGTGCAGCTTCAAGACGAAAGTGGCTGGCTAGTGGGCACCCCCGAATTGCCACTGGTGCTGACGTGGTCGAAAGTGACGGGCACACCCAATGATGTACGTATATCGCTCAACGGACAAAATTGGCTCCCGGCGGTGGCCATGAAGGAACTCAATTTTGAGACCTTGGGTGAGGGAGAGTTTTCAATAGATTTTGATTTAAGTTTTCATTAAGCCATGACCCTAAACGAACTAAAGGCTTGGATAGCCTCTAATATTTTCACGAGCCCAAATCGATTGAATACAGGGGTATCCATCAAGGCGATTCTCAACAAAATCGTAGAAGAAGTATACGCTCGTATCGATAGCAGCGGCAGCGGAGGGATGAACTCGACCGTAGGGCGATTGCCCAAGCGGGGTAGCAGCAATTTTGAAGACTCTATCATAGGAGAAGCCGCTGGAGTAGCTACGGTGAACGGCAACTTGAACGTGACGGGCGTCATCAATGGGATTCAGATGTCAAAAGACATGGGGAATGCCTTTGGGGCGAACACTTACCTGAAGATTGCCCAGCTTCGGGAATTTGAAGACAACGGAAACTACGATAACATCATCGTGGATTTGGTGACTTGCCGACTTTGGTCAGCTGACCACTTACTTATTTCCCGTTTTATCCTTTCTAATAGAGGTAGTACCAATGCCAGCCACAAGTATAAGTGGTATATAACAGGCGGAAAGGGTCCTCTAGCTGATAATATCGTCGCGGGGATTTTGTGCGTAAAGAGTGCCACAACGGGCAAAGTGGACATCTACATCAAAGTGATTCCGACTTATAACCTTGTTCGTTTTAATGTGGTTAGTGCCAACAATATTACGTTTTACCCTAGCGAGGCTACTACTACCACGGTGCCAACGGGGACGGTAGAATTTGATTCTACCAGTTTTGCTACTTACCCTCCGATGTTTTATGCCGATAATCTAGGGAATATGAAAATTAGAGGCACCCTCACTCAGTCAACAACTAGCTGGTAATACTATGAATATTCAATTGACCGAAAATGTATTGAAAAAGCTCTATGCGGAGCTGAGTCCTCAACAGCAACTAGAGGCAATTGCCGAGTTGGAGTTGAGCAAAGACCAAGAATTTGAAGTGGTGTTGAGAGGGAGCGTGAAACGAGGGGTGACGAGTTATGAAGTATCGGTAATGGATGCCATCAACAAAGAAGTGGTAATGATAGCGGGGCAGCCTCCGATTGAAATACGCGTATTGAATAGCGAGCGTCAGCTGGTACCGATTCCAGAGGAACGACTAGCAACGATCGGTGAGCTCATCATCAACAGCATAGACGTAGGGTAAATTGGACTGATAAATTGAAAGCCTGATGGTAATACTGTCAGGCTTTTTCGTCCTTTTTCCTTGAAAAACAGGCTTGCATCTTCGTAACGTGAAAATTTAAGTTTAGAACATGCAGCCGATTATTGCGCACATTGAACATTCTTATATCCCGGCTTTGATGAGTTTGGCCACCCAACAACCTACGTGGAGCGATCCGCTGCGTGTAGCGGGATTGGTACTGCAAGGCTTGACGCGGGAGCAATCTTGGAATCAATATTTTACGGAAGTATACTCGCCTAACCAAAAGGTGCTGGTATTGCCCATACAGGGACCGCTATCAAGAGGCGGCTATTACACGCCGGGCTACGAGTTTTTGGCGTCGCTCCTCAACAGTGCCGCCCAAGATGAACGCTACGCAGGGGTCGTCTTGAAAACCAACACGGGTGGCGGAGCGGCGGATGGCGCGCCGATTTTGGCACAAGCCGTAGAGAATTTTCCCAAACCCATTGTGAACTGGACTAACTTCTGTGCCAGTGCGGGGGTGTTGGTCACGTGCCAAGCGGACGAAACTTGGCTGGAGGATAGCTCAACGGCTCAGATGGGCAGCATCGGTACTATCATGTACTACCAGAATATTGCCGAAAGTCTCAAGCAGCAGGGCATTGACTGGGAAATCATCCGAGCGAAGAAATCGCCCGATAAAGCGCGGGTGAATGCGCTGGAAGAACTCACCGACGAAGGCCGAGCAGAGCTTCAGGCGGCGGTGGATGCCGCCCAACGGGAGTTTGAGGGCATCGTCAAACGTGGACGGCAAGGCAAGGTCAAATCCGAAGCGTTGACGGGTAAAATGTTTTTTGCCAAACAAGCCATCGAAGTAGGGCTGGCCGACCGCACGGGGACGCTGACGCAAGCGGTGAACCGCGTATTGGCTTTGGCGCAAAAGAAGTGATAACCAATTTTTTATTTTTTATACATCATGAAGAACAAGAACAAAAGTGTACTTGAGGTGATTTTTGGCGGGCTTCACAAGAAGATTTCGGAGGCGCTGTCGCCAGAGGAATACACGGAGCTGACGGAGAATGCGGCGACCTTTGCCCAGGACTCAACACTGGAAGCGATACAGGCCACCACTAGCGTAGGTGCAGCAGCTCCTCAGCCCACGACCTCGGCGGTGGCGGCAGCTTCAGCTCCAGTAGCGGCGACGACTTCCCCTGCTCCCCAAGCTTCAGCTGAAGCAACGGCACCCCCGACGACTGACCCCATGCAGGCCGTACTCCAAGCGGTACAAAACTTGACGCAAAAAGTGGATTCAATGGCGACCAAACAGGCGGCTTATGATAACTACTTCCAAACGGCTCAGAATGCAGGGGTAGTATTGCCCCAAGCTGATGCCTCGAGCCGCGTGCCACAAGCCTTGACCAAGGCAGCCACCGACTCCCCCATGGGCGTGGCAGCGGAGATTTGGAAGCGTAATCGTCCGCAAGCCTAAGAGCTGCGACGCTTTTGTGACGATTTGATTTTTTTCAACCTTTTTAACAGCGATTTTACCAATGGCACTTATTGCTAACAATCTAGTAAACTCGGTCAAGTTTGACAACTTGCCCAACGAGCTGGCCGACACCATCAGCAGCACGCCCGAAATCATGAATATGTACTTGGCCAATGGCTGGGGGAAGATTCGGAGTGATTTTGAGGTGCGGGAGCAAGATGACCGTACGCCCTTGCTTTCGATGGAAGTAATGGATATAATGCGCGTGGCGAGTGATGACTTCGATCCCTCCGCCGACGCCGTGAAGTTTGGGGCGCGTTTGCCTACTTTCAACGATATCGATATTGACTTGTCGCTTCGTAGAAGTGACTTGATTAATTTTTATCGCACTTATTTGAAAAACGTGATTGGTTTTCAAAGCCTTGATGCCCTTATTTCTAACCCTTGGCCGTTGTTTTTTGCGGAGCAAATCTTGGAAAAAGCGGGACGTGATTTGGCTTACAATTCGACCTTTAGAGGGGTGAAAAACCCGGCGGTAAAAGGCTCGCTTACGGTCATGAATGGTTTGATTTACAAGTTTGCCGAAGGTCGGGGATCCGGGGGAGATATTCCGACCGACAACGTCAAGAATATCGCGGCCATGACGGCCAACGATTTTGATGCCGATGTGTATGACCAAACCAATGAGTTGGCGCAGTTGACGGAATCGAATCCTGATATTTCGGGACGCCCGATGACGGTGTATATGTCGGCGCCGAGCTACCGTAAGTTCAAAGCGACGCGTCGGGAAAAATCACCTAACACGATTTCGTTGAGTGAACAACCAGCACAGTTGGATGACTTCCCACACATCAAAATCAAAGTAGAGGAAGGTTTGGGCAATAAACGCTTCCAGTTTATCAGTTTGCCGAAGAACTTGTTTTTCGTACTCAACGAGAATTACCAAAACTTCAATGCCAAGATGATTGAGAACGTGAAGGGTTGGGAAGCCAACTTTATGTTTTCGGCAGATGTCAACTACGGGGTAGGAAAGTACTTGTTTATGAACAACCGTACTGACTAGGGGATTGTCAGCAAGCTTCTAAACTTATTTAATAATTAACACAATCAACTATTGACAGTAATGAAAAAACTAGGGATTATTTTGGGGTGGATGCTCGCCTTGGTATTGGCCTTTGTGGTGGGTACTGAGGTGTTTGGTGATCCAACGGGCTTGGGGCTGACGGCTCCTATTTTGGCGTTTACGCCTTTGATTGGGGTCAAACGCAAGTACCAAAAGCCTGAGTTGGGTGGCTCGAAACGTTTGTGGATTATCTTTTGCGATGATTTGGAAAACGAGGTGGTCACTTATGATATGCTAGTAACGGGAGGCGAACTGGCGGGCCCAACGGCGATTCCTTTGGCCACGGGTAAGAAGGCCATTGAAGTACAAGCGTGGTATGATACGACCAAGTTTGATTTTGAGATGAAACCAGGCGCGGGTTTTACCCAAGGCTTCGAGTTCAAAATCTTGGGTATCAACAAAGACAACGTGAAGTTTTTGACGCGTTTGTACGAGGTTCCGGTCAATATCGTGATTCAAGGTAACGATGATTCGCGTTATTATTTGGGACAAAAACACGTGCCATTTATGCTAGAGGCGGTGGGTGCTTCGCCCGAAAAAGGAAATGCCCGCAAAGACATCACCGTCAGAGCTAAAAACGACGGTTTGACGACGATGCCCGTCCCAATGGCCGATGACGTGGTATTTTTGGTAGAAGCTCTGCCAACGGTTTAATCTTTGTATCTGCCAAGAAAAATGCTCGCCGAGGGCATTTTTCTTGGTTTTTATTCTGTTTTTAAAATCATGCTCAAGGTAAAAAAAGAACACATCGGCGCCACGGTAGCTACTCCTTCAGATAAATCTATTGTGCTGGCCAACGATACTCCCCAAAAGGATTTGGAGTGGGTATGGGGGCTAGGCGACAAATACAAAGAGCTGTTTGAAACGCCAACCAAAGCCGAGAAAAACGAGGTAAAACCTAAAAACGCCGACAACTAATGCACGATATTCAACGATTGGAGGCAGATGTGCAGTTTGCACAGATGCGCCACGATGCCATTAAAAGTGAAGCCACCAAAGCAAAACTGGAGGAAGCCAAAGCGGTTTTGAAAGCCGCAAGAGCAGAAGATGCTACCGCCCCTGAAGCGACTCAAGCAAAGCTGAAGGAAACCAAAGCGGAAAGCACCCCTGCTAAGGAGGCTAAAACAAACAAAGAGGCTGCACCTAAAAAGGAGAAAGTGGAGCCTGAAAAGAAGGAGCCTACGGTGGTAGTCAATCCGCCAATTACTACTGAAGAACCCCAAGCCACGGACACGGAGCCTCAAGCGGAAGCAACCGACGAAGAACAGGCAAAAAAAAACACGGAGGCGTAGTCAACGCTTCGCTGGATGAGTATGAGCAGCTTCTTGTGCAGGCCGAACGCTTGCATCAAGAAGCTGCTCGTTTTTCTAATGAGTTGCATACATTCCAAGACCGGGACGCGGAGGGTGCCAAGGTCGTAATTGACCAGATAATGGACCGAAGGAAAGCTTGGAAAGCGATTAGGTTGCGAATTGAGCATTTTCAGAAATATGGAAAATTTCCAGAGACTTCATCGGCCAAGCCTCACTCACCCGTCTCCGGCTCTGAAGCTGAACTACGGCTGGAGCTCCAACGGCTCAATGTCAATATTGTGAAATACACCAAGAAATTGGCCGAAAGTCCGGAACACAAAAAAGCGACTCAGTGGGAAGAAGAACTTGCGCGGATGAAAGCCCATAAAACCGATTTACAGACCCAAATTACGAGAATCAAATATGAGACAACACAATAAGTATTTGGAGAAAGTGTATAGCGAAATGGACGTGTATCGTAAACATTTGCTGCATGGCCATGAACTTACCCCAACGCAGGAAGAGACTTTTGAAAAAATGGATATTTGTCGAGCCTGGCTTAAGGATGGTTACTCAGATACGGAAGTGATCCGAATGCTGAAAAATCACCCCACGAGCAAGGTAATGGAGCGGCGAGCCCGGGAAATCCTAGCGATGAGTTATGAGGTGTTTGCCGAGCTGAGGCAGCTCCGCAATCGAGACGGCATCAAGTACATCTACGCCGAGCAGTTTCGGGGTGCCGCCAAGATGGTGATGGACAAAATCAATGAGATTATAGGAGTACCAGTGAGTGAAGATGTGGTGTTTTTGGACATCAAAATGAACGTAGATACTTCTACGGTGAAAGAGGTAGCCATGCTGCTCAGAGAATACACGCGGTTGATGAAAGAAGCGGCGGTGATTGACGGGGCTTACGATACCTCAAGGTCGATTGGGGATAAAAAGAAACCGACCAAAATTGTGGTCAAACGCCGCACGACGGTCGTCAATGGGAATATCAAAAAGGATGTTTTAGACGAAGAAGCTGAATATGAGCAATTGGATTGATGACGAAACGGTCGAGTTTGAACTCAATGACCGTCAAGCCGATTTTATTGAGGCCATTACCTATGATTTGAACGCCAAAGGGGTGAAGACGGCGGGCATCGTCGGCGGTATCGGCTCAGGGAAGTCGTTTATTATGGCTTTTGCGATGCTGTGTTCGAAAGAAGATTTGCCCAAAGCCAAGGGGCAATTTGCTTGCAACACCGTAAAGCAGTTTAAGCGGAGTATTTTCCCAGGAGTGAAATCCGTTTGGCGCGAACATTTCAACATGACGCCCTACGACTTTTCGACGGGCGAAGGGGATTATTGTTTGTGGAAAGAGCCGCCCGCAAATTGGGACCGACCTTGGCAAGAACCCGATGATTGGGAAAACTGTATTTCTTTTCCGAACGGTTGGGTGATGGAAGTTTGTGGGTATAAGTTGAACGCGGATTTGCACCGGGGACGTAACGATGATTTTGCCTTCATGGATGAGGCACTTTTGTTTAAACGAGAATGGCTCAAAATTTTGGAGGGACGTTTACGGGCAAACGTTGGGAAATTCCACTCCAATTGGCACCACCTTTTCTGTTTTTTTTCTAGCCCATCTTACGGGAGCGGAGGGGATTGGATGTACGAAGTCGAAAAATTGATGGCCACCGAAGTAGGCAGGTATTATTTTACGACCATTACCACCCGGGATAATATCTTGTTTTTGCCGCCGAATTTTATCGAAAACCTCAAAAAGAAACTCCTCAAAATTGAGTATGCGGTGGAAGTAGAAGGCAAACGGATTTCGCGTTTGCCAAACTGCTATTATCCCGCTTTTGACTACGAGCGGCATACGGATATTGACGAAGAAGAAATATACAACCCCGCTGAGGGCATTGTGACAGTAGTCGATTTCAATGCGCGTTTCACGAGCTGTACCAATTGGCAAAACACCCCTCATTCGCCCTTACACCGATGCGCCTTTGATAGCTTCGTCAAAGAGCCGGACAATGACAAGACCATGGCGCAGACCTTGGCTATCAAGCTACGGGAGGAGCTTGAAAATAGGGGTCATAAAAAACGGCAAATTATCATCACCGGGGATAGGAATGGGAATAATAAATCGGCGGGTTCGGTAAAAAAATCTGACGGTACGTGGGAAACTTTTTTTGAGCAATTTGGGGAAGAATTTTCTACCCATGGGTGGGATACTATTATAGCACCCATTCATTATAACCCTCCTAAGGATGAGATATATACCCTTATGAGTGATATGCTATCAGAGAACAGTGAGGTCACCCCTGTAGTACTGCGCTTCAGTAAGGCACACGCCCGTAGCACCACCACCTCGATACAGATGACGCCCATCACTGGCGACTACCGTAAGGACAAGGGCAGTGAGAGCAAGCCCGGTGTAGCCCAAGAGAACGCGACTCACTTGAGTGATACCGTTGACTACTATGCCGTTTACATCTCAAAGCCTCACCTCGCTTATGCTTCCAGTGGCTTCGATATCGACTTCATGTAAATAGCTTTCAGCTATTCGCCATTTTGATTTTGGAAATTTCCAAAATGTTAAAGGGCGGGCTTTCGAGAGGGATTTTTGGGGCAAAAATGATGACCGCCACGGTCAACACACTGTCAATCTGGCGATTTGCAGTGCCCGTCGAGAAAAAAGGGTGCAACTTTTTTAACTGATTGGTAATCAGTCATCCTCTTGAGAGTGGAGATACCAATTCAAGGCACGTTTCAACGAATAGTTAAAACGTGCCGGGATTTGGGAAAACTCCGTTAGAAAATGCAATACTTCAATACCGATAAGCTGGTCTTTGAGGTAAAAAAAGTTGGTATGATTGACCGTTGCTACAAAATTTTCAAGTGATGGAATGTCAGCAAATCGGTGTATGGTCGCTACATAAGCAGGAGACTGAGTATGGACGATATAAACTACACCGGGAGATGCGGCTTCATTGTGTGTTACCAGAAATTTGGGGATGACTTTCATCGCGAGGGCGCCGCGCGAACTGAAGGAAATGCACCTTTTCGGTATCATTTAGGGGGGCTTGAATAACATATAGATATTCTTCGGTGCCTACTTCAGTGATAAAAAAAGGATACATCAAATTTTCTCTGATGTAGATAGGGATATGACGATTTTGCCATTTAGCCCCTCTTTTCATGATGGCGGATAGGTGCTTTCTCCCAAGCTCCATTCCGCGGGCGAATTCATTTTGCATAATATATTCCGTGTTTTAACTGCTGGATCCGCAGCTTTACAAACGTACAATTTTTTGCCAGATAATTGGGCGTTTTTTTGTCCTTTTAATATGTTCACCTACAAAGGATTTTCGTGGCTTAAAATTGATAACCATGAAAACCCCAATTACTTATTACGGTGGCAAACAGCAGATGTTAAGCCACATTCTCCCCAAGATACCAGCTCACAATATCTACGTTGAGCCTTTCTTTGGGGGTGGAGCGGTGTTCTTTGCAAAGGAACCCTCAGGTGCCGAAATTGTAAACGACATCAATCACCGTCTTGTTACGTTTTACCGTGCGCTCAAGTATGATTTTGAAGACCTCAGGGCGAAGATTGACGAAACCTTCCACTCAAGAGCGCAGCACAAAGATTCCTCTCTCGAGTATGATTCTGGTGAAGAAATCATCAAAGACCCATTGGCGATGGCCTGGGCAGTGTGGGTACAAACCAACATGTCGTTTGGTTCCCAAATAGGGTCAGGTTTTGGATACGACCGCGGGGGTAAGTGTGCCCTCAAGCTCCACAACAAAAAGAATGCCTTCACCGATGCCTTCCAGCTCCGCATGAAGAAAGTAACGATTGAATGCTACGACGTACTGAAGGTGATTAAAGCCTACGATTCGCCAAACACATTTTTCTACCTCGATCCGCCCTACGTATCGGCTAACCAAGGGCATTATGCAGGGTATACAGAGGACAACTTCCGACAGCTCCTCGATGCTTGCGTATCCATGCAAGGCAAGTTTTTACTCTCAAGCTACCCTGAAGCTATCCTCACTGAGTACCGACAGAAGCATCAATGGAAAACTGAAGACAACGTAAAAACACTTGCCGTAGACGGCCGCAGGAAAGAGAATAAAACGAAGATTGAGTGTTTGACGTGGAATTATTGAAAAAGCAAAAGCCTCCGTGGTGGAGGCTTTTGCTTAAATTTCTCCTCAATTATTTTCCCCAATAAAAGCAGAAAATTGAGAGGGTTGAATACGTAAAGTATCAGGATAAGTAGAGGTACTCCCTTTTCGAGTTCGAATAAAAGTCATCATAAATTCCCCTTCTATATAGCCTGTACTTTTATCAAGCTTTGTTACCCTAAAATATTGCTTTTCACTGGGTAACACAGTATACTGGTCTTTACCTGCATCAAATTCATGTGTAAAAAATATAGCTTGTGGAATTGTGTCAGGACGACAGGCTGGTTTATATCCTTCTTGGAATACATACTCACCTACTTTTAGAGGAATTGCCCCAAAAGTTATACTCTCAAAGGGATACCTTTTATAATCTTCAAAGTCATAATAACGGTATAGAGATAACGAGAAAAAGCGTTTATAAAGGGTGTCCAAGCGTTCAGCCCAGCAAGAATAACAGGAAGTTCGAGTGGCAACAGCGACACCATTTGGCAAGACTTTATTCCACGGTTCGCCATTCATCACTATTTGAGCAGAATTGCGAGGGGTGGGAAGCGGTTCTTCTTTGGTGTCTTTACGGCATCCCAACACCAAAACAACACACACCCATCCTAACACAAATGTTGGGGTTATCTGCAACCTTTTCATTTTTCTATGATTAGTTTCTCAGTTTTTACAAAAGCACCATCCAATTCCATTTTACATAAGTAAACCCCTGTGGGTTCTGCTGTACAATCATGCGTTAAGTAATAAACTCCACTAGAATATTTTTTATTACTCAACGTGCGGATGATTTTACCTTGAAGATTGATTATATCTATTTTTACGTTCCCTTCTCTAGGAACTTTAAAACCAAGTTGAAATTGATTCTTGACTGAGTACCGAAAGAAGCATACATAGAAAACTGAAGACAATGTAAAAACACTGGCCGTAGACGGCCGCAGGAAAGAAAATAAGACGAAGATTGAGTGTTTGACTTGGAACTATTGAAAAAGGGAAAGCCTCCACAACGGAGGCTTTTTGGTTTATTAGTTATTTTTTGAAATTTCAACTCCAATAAGTTTTAAAAGTTTGATTAAGTCTTTGCCTGTCATCTCCGAAATTTTTTTATTAAGTAGTTGACCCAAATCTTTTTCTGTAGTGTATTGAGTATAAGAAATTATTAGTTCTTTAAAAGTATGATTGTCTCTAATAAAGGGGTGATACGTTGCTATTTCCTTATCTCTTAATAAATTAATTAATTCCTCTTTAATTGATTTGTAGTCGCGTTTTCTACCCTTTATGTCCAATTCCTCGCCGTAAGTCAATAAGTTTTCTGCAATTTTAATGAACTGTTTTAGAGGATTTTTTTCTTTTTCTTCTATTTCAGAAAAAGGCTTGTTTTCATAAGAATGCACTTTATCTAGAAAGTTAGATAATAACTTCAAATCATTTTCATCAATGAGTATAAATGCCATTTTTGGATAAGTTTAATATGCGTTCGAAAATGGAACAGTCCCATCTTAAAAAAAGTTTAAAATGTGCTATCATTTATCATTTTTAGATAATTTTTAATGACTTTATGAAAAGCTGTAATTTGCTCAAGAGACTCTGTTGAGAGTTTGTTAGTTCGGAAGGTAAAAGTTATATTCTCTTCTATTTGAATATCTTCAAGAGATAGTTTGTATGCATCAATACCAAACAGTTCAGAAATTTTTAGTAAATTTCTAGAGGGAATAGTACGCTGTCCGGTTTCATAATAACTAATCGTTACGTGGGAGACTTTTAGGTAATCAGCCAATGCCTCTTGACTTAAACCTAAGCGTTCCCGAAGTAAGCGTATGTTTTTACCAATAATAGTAGGGCGTATATGTTCTCCTTTACGCTTTTTAAGCTGGTGTTCCAAATCTTTGGTTTTTACGTTTTCGAGATTCATAATAAAATATTATTCTACGTTTTCTCTTCTTACTTCTTGATTAGATACTTCCAAAAGTGCCTCAAAATTAACATGGGGGTTAAAAAGGATGATGCCATCCACCTTGAAACCTTCCATAGTTTCATGTTTTAAGGCTGATTCAAATGCTACGTAAGCAGTCTTGATTACTTCATCGTCGGTCATATATTTTGACAAATACCATTTGCGCCCATTCCATGTCTTGAGTTCTCCGGTTTTAGTACAGGGGGCTTGGTAAGTGACCTGAAGGAAAATCCGGCCTGAAGGGTTTTCGTTGTCATGCTCTACTCTCAATTTGAAGGTGCCGTTACCCAAAACCATCATGGTAATTCTATCGACAATTTTTTTTACACGTTCTAGCATTTGAATTGAAGGGAGTGTTTTGCGTGGCCAGCACGGAGCTGACCACTATTGATTAATGATTTCCTAATTTACCCTAAACTGTCAGGTTTTACCTCATTCTCCCAGAATACTGCTACTTGAGTAATCATGGAATGAAGAGCCAATCTGCCTACTTTTTCTGAGAGTTCGGTGATGTCGTCACGTACTAAAATAAGCATTTGACCAGCGGCGCCGTAAAAGGCTCGGCGAGTTTCTTGGAGTTGAATTGGATTCATGGTTAGTGCATTCAAACCTACTCTTTCAAGATATAGCATGAACTGATGTTCAATGTTAAACTTTTCCATTAGTATCGCTCCTCCCATGTTTCCTTGGCGTCTTTGTGTTCGATGAGGGGAGCTTCGGCGAGCTGGAGAGCTGCTTCTACATCGTTGGGTCGATGAAAGGGGTATTTGTCGTAAAACTTGTTAATCACTTCTTCAGCCCTGATTACTTCACGACCGTAATGATTCTGGCTATCGCTTACGATTTCTTTAGCCCGTTCGAAATTTTTTAGGTCTTTTCGGTAGTCGTGGGCTGCTTCCACATCATTACGTATTTGATTGTAGGCCGCTAACATATCGGTACCTTCGGGTACTTCGGCAGTGAGGCCGATGCGCTCATTTTCGTAGTTGCCAAGATTGTAAGTCTTGGAATACTCCACACGGGTGTATTTGATTCCTTCCATGATTGTTGGATTTTATTGTGGTAAAAAATTACGATTAGTAAGCTGTCGATGGATTTGGCCAAGTACCATATTGAGGTGAGCAGGTATGGGTGTGTTGGTCATTTCCGTCATTAGTATTCTAGCTATGCTCAGGGGGATGACGACTGATTTTGGGATAGCGGGTGAGCCTTGTTCTATGCGTAGGCTACGTGCCATGAATTTAGTACAGAGCCACTCAGACAAAATAAGATGAGCGTTGGAAGCTGTCCCCTGCAGCTCATATACATCAGCCAAGATATTGAGAAGGTAAGCCCGTAATAAATGGGCTTCTGTGCGATAGAGCTTGATGCTGATAGGATCCAGTGACGTATTGCGAGAAAGTTCATTCATACTTCACCTCCTTTCCCAGTTTTTCTGCTTCAGCTTCGGTTAAGGGTTCACCCTTGTTTATTTTCTCTACGATTCGCATTAAGTAGTCTGACTTAGGCGAAGAGCGTTTGTATATCCAGTTAGTAGTGATAAGGCATTTTTGACCTTTGTGCGCTTGCAGAAGTGCCAAAAACTCAGCTTTCATTTCGACTGTAAACCCGTATGGGTAAGTTTTCATGGCTTCAGAGAGCTGAAGGAAATCATCATCAATACGCTGGATTGTATTGATTTTATCAGTATAACCAGCCTCAATGAAAGAGACCAGACCGTTGGCTCCGAGCGTGGTAAATTGAGATTGGGTGATTACGGAAAGTCGTATCATAGTTATATATAGTATGATGTTGTTACCACGAAATCGGCTGGACTAATCGCCACGAGCCTTTTTCGTATTGGTATATTTTGTTGCAGTTGGGGTCACGCTCAGAGGCGATACATTGCTTCAGCGTACGCGTATCAAAAATGGCGGCTTCTCGGATTTGGCCTTTGAAGTATTCCTCACACACCCGGAACATTTCGTTAATCCACTCATTGATTTTGCCCTTATGGGGTTGCTTCCATTCGTTCGACCATTTTGACCATTTGTTACCGTCGTAGAAAGTCACGGTCAAATAGCAGCTTGCTTTGGCTCTTTGCTCGGCGCGTTGCTCATCGGTGAGGGGTTTGCGCTCGTGTTTGACGGTCTTTTGTTTCGCTTTTTGCTTTTGTAAGATGTACGGTGACGACATATTGATAAGAGGTTAGAGATTGCTATGAGTAATATCCATCATCCCAAGTCATGTAGTCTTCTACGATGATGACCGTAGGAGCATGGGCAAGTTTGCGTTGACGGCTTGGCTTCAGATAGGCCGGGGGCTGGAAGTCGTTGGCTTGCTGTTCGAGAAATTGTTTCATAAACCTATCGTTCCATTTTTTGCCAAGGCCACTGAAAATAAGGCGATAATAATTCCAGAGTGCCATCAGGTCTTTGCCCTGGACTTCCTGACGCATCGGTTGGCCAGCGCGGAGTTTTTCGAAGTCTCGACGGGCTTGCCGCATAAGGCTTTCGCCGCGTTTTTGCTTTTTCTCCCTTTCCTCTTCGTAGGCACGTCGGCGGCGACTGGCCAAGGCCGAATCGCGCTGTAACCATGCCTCTATGCCCTTAAATCCGCGGGTATTTTCGGCATCGAAGTAGCCACGACCTGCCACATGGACCGCAAAGGGGTCAGGTAGATATGCCTCCGGGTGGTGGTCGTAGTATCGGGCGGCGCGGTCGAGTTTTTCGAGCTGTCTGGCCTGAAAAGCAGCCCAATCAGCAGCCGTACGGGCATCGTCAAAGCGGTTGTAAACACCCGTATATATCGCTGAAATGGCCTGTTCTTGCTCCTTTTTGCTGAAATCGCGGCTAGGATAGAGTACTTTCCAAGCGTGTAGCCAAAACTGCATCAATATTTCGGCGAAGTACTTTTCGAGACGTGGGGGCAGCTGAGGGAGTTTACTGCGGACACGGTCGGCGCGTAAGTTGCGTAGCTCCTCGTCCTGGGCTTGTTTTTGTGCGCGCCGCCCCCCGCCGCCCCCCAGCCCTGTTCTCTCTGTAGTAAGCTCAGAGGACTCATTTTCGGGGCTTTGGTTGGCTGTCCGACCCCTCTGTCCCTCGTTGTTCTGTCCCTGTCCACATTTCAAGATTTCCGCTCTATCATTTTCGTTTACGATAGTCTCTACGTAGATATTACTAAGCGGAAAACTTTTCCTGTTGGTGGGCGAAAGGCTTGATTTTGAGCTTTTTAAAGTTTTCGGTTTTTCGCTCGTTTCCCAAAGGATTTCTTGACTTATCCACAGCTCAAAATCATGCTCTCTGCCACGAAACTTGGTACGAATCAGCCGCAAATTGCGTAGCGTAGTGAGGTGATTGCGAATAGTGCGGTCGGTACAGTCGCAAATTTCGGCCAGTCTTACGTTGTTGGTCAGCAAACTAGGTAGCTCCTGATGCACCAGCGGCGCCGTACTCGCTACCTGATTGTAAGCCTTGGCATACTCCTGTAGCAGTATATAAAAAGTGGTCTTGAGCTGCTCAGGCAGCAAACCTGTGCGGCGCGAGTAGTTGTATTCTCGGATGGTACCGTCTTTGAGACGGATCCGTCGCAGGTGTTCCACCGAGGGGCAAGCCTCGTTGTGAGTGCGATAGCGGCCTAAGAAGCGCACAAAGGCTTCAGCGTTGTCAATTTTGCTGTACATTTTACTTATTTAGTAAAAACTCCCCTTTCCCCACGCTCGGGCGTTACTCCGTGCGCGGGTACTTGGGTTGTAGGCTGTCCTACCCTGGTCTCCTGACTGGACTCGAACCAGTACTTTCCCTGTGGCGGGGGTGTGTTACCATTACACTACAGGAGACATTATCTGAAGTTTCCGCCGGACACTCATGCGCATCAGCGATGCGCTGAGTATCCATCCTCTAACCCTTAACCTCTATGAGAGTCCGGCGGCGGGGGTAAATGTTCGACTTCTTGTAAAATCTGGCCTACCTGTATGCCCCACACTAGGGGGTACTTTTCTTTGGTAGCCATATTCAAAAAATACAGCATAGCAAGATGGTCATTGATACCACCCGGTACATTCATCATCAGCCCCATAGGTACCAGTTCTTTGGGCGGGCTGGGCAAAATACCCCCGTCGGTATAGACACTCTGCTTTTCATTGAATTGTAATACGGCTATGCAGTTTTTGACGCCCGTTTTTGCCATAAACTCCTGAAAGGCTTCTTGGACGATTTTTGCTCTTTCATCCGAATTGGGGATTGCTATCATGATTTGAGGGTTAAGAATGTATTGAAATATCGAGTTTGTGCGCGAGTGAAACGGTAATGTGCATACGCATAGCGTAGCCTACCTAGTAGAGCAGTATGGTGGCGATGCCGCTCCAGTTGCTTGTACCAATAGAGCACTGGCTTGGCGGCTTCCTCTATTTTCTGAACGAGACCTGCCGCAAACAGGATACTCTGTACGGAGATAGGTTCCTTTTTCATTTTTCAGATTTTTGGGGACTAATACGCGTCAACCACGGCCATAAAACCACGAACATAATGAGCCAAAGCACTGTATCTGCGGTCATTTGGTAGCCTCCTTTCCATGCTTCAGTAAGCATCGCCGCTCACCGTGGCCATTAAACGCCTTTGCTGAAAACTGTTTGCCACAACCCCGGCACGTATGCATGTCATTCTCTTCAGTGATGTTTTTGGGGGTATCCAGAGGCTTAGGAGTTACTGTTTTGGGAGGTTGATACAGGTTACGATAGTAGCCATCCAAAAAATCACTAATCAGCACTCCCGCCAGGCTCAGTTTTGCTATTACCAATCGCATTTGAGTCTCTTGAAACACCCGATTGTGAGGCGATTCCCGTAAGACATCCATGTCCTGAGCCGCTTTTTGGAGCAAATCTTGTTGTTTAGGGTTGAGCGAGGGTATCATATTAAGGTTTAGATTGGTGGCGTTTGATTACGGTTTCAAAAACCGACTTCATATTGGCTTCTCCCCTCAGATGAGCATTCACATCTTTGGCGGCCAACTCAAGCAAACACATGGCTGTTGTAGGATTTTTTACGGTCTTAAATCGATTGAGAGCTACCTGCAAATACCCCCCAATCAGCGGGTCGGGATGTCTATTCATGACGCTTTTTAGGAAAATTGATTCTGATAAGCTCTACGCACAAGGCTACAGGAGCCACAAAAAAAACGACAAAAAGCAACAAAGCTTCGAGCCAAAAACGAGCTTCAAGGGGTATCATTGGAAAGTAAGTTGGTGCTCAGTGTAATGGTTGTGATAACGCTGCACAGTGTCCATCAGCCAATCCAATTCTTTGGGAGTAGGGATTTCTGAACTTCCTACGGCCATCATCATTGTGAATTGCTGGTCGGTAGAGTACCCAAAAAGCTCCACAAAGTCTTTCTTAATTTCGGAGCGGGCTTTCTTTTTGATGACCCCATCGTGGTACATCCGACGTACTTCTTCGAGTGTCATAACTTTGCCGTTTAGTAAATAATTATTCGATTTATTACAACTATTTTCTAAAAAGTTGTTTATTTGTTGTTGTAATTGAGTACAAATATCATATAATTATATGATACTATCAAATAATTATAAGAAATAAAATTTTGCAAATAATGTAAATTATTGATTTTCAATAATTTAAAAAAATAAACATATGCCATAATTATGATATTTGTATCGGCAAAATATCGAGTATTTCTGCTATTTATTCTGTTTGTCTGCGGATGTAAGGAGACTCCTGAGCCAGAATATGAATATATTATAGAGAATATTTCTAAACATACTGTAATTGCCTATAATAATGATGCTACTAGTCCTATAGACAATTTCGAAGAAGTGTCGCTTGAACCTCAGACGAGAGCTACAGTTAAAACCAAGTCACCAGATGGATTAAAACCTAAGTTTAGGTCGTCGGATCCTGATTTAGTGTTTGATATCAAGAGGGATATAGACAAAAAGACTTACTATGTAAACGCTGACTATAAATACTATGAATATACTCTTGAAAACCTATCAAATTTTACCATAACAGTATTTAACAATGATACAATATCTCTTAAAGACAACTTTAATGAAGTAACAATTGCTCCTAAAACTAAAGCTACTGTCAAAACAAAGTCCGCAGACGGGTTAAAACCAAAACTTAAATCTTCTGACCCTGATTTAGTATTCGAAGTGAAGAGCGACGCTGAAAAGAAGGTTTATTACTTGAGTGCTGACTACAAACAGTATGAATACATTGTTGAAAATACCTCTAATTTTCCTATCACAGTTTATAATAATGATTCTAGTAACCCAAAAGGGAACTTTTCTGAAACTACAGTTAATCCTAATTCTAAAATTGTAATTAAGACGAGAAATGGCAATGGAATGGTACCAATGATGAAATCAGGTGACAGAATCACAGAATACGAAGTTAGTGGTAAGACTTATATTCTAAATGCCTACTTAAATACATTAGAGTATATTTTTTCAGGAACTTCTAAAACTGTAAATATATACTATACTACTCCTGAAGGGAAACGTGATTCTTTGCTTAATGTGAATTTACCTTCAGAGTTGAAATTCAAGTTATTTGGCGCGGAAACCGCTCAGATAACTGTTTACAAACCTTATGTATCAGGTAACATCACAATTGAGGTTTATTTTAAAGGAAAATCAGTCCACAAACTTACTGGAAGTGACCCTCACTTACGTTTAACCTCTTCCTATAATGCAAAAACGAAGAAGGCTACCGAATCACGTTCAGCTCCTGAAGAGTGGCCTTGTGGAGTTTATAATGGCCGAACTCTAATTACAGGGCCAAGGGGAGGCTGTTACTACATTAATTCAAATGGTAATAAAACGTATGTAGATAGAAGCTATTGTAATTGTGACTAATCAGAAAATTGAAATCAATTTTAAAAACAAATAAATGTATTAAGGGTATGGAACATCCAATTGCAAGCCGAATTGAGAGTTTGATTAATGCGCTTAAGATGAACAGGAATACCTTCGCAAAATCGCTAAATAAAAGTTTTAGCTCTATTCAGATTATAGTTGAAGGTAAAAGTAAACCGGGTTATGACTTATTAGAAACCATTTTGTTAGCATATCCACAGGTAAACTCTAGTTGGTTGATGAAAGGAGAAGGTGAAATGTTTTTAAATGAAGAAAGTAAGCACATCGCTCCAACTGATTACCTTCAAAATCATCTACAAAAGCTGGAAGAAAGCTTTCAGCGCCTTAATCAACAGATTGAAGTGAAAGATAAGCAAATTGAGTATTATCAGCGTCAGAATGAGCGCTTGATGGATTTACTGGGAAAGCTTGATGGCGTAGTCGAAGAGGCGCAAATCGTAGCTCTTTGGAAAGAAAGTCAGGCAAGAGCCTGA